CTGGCATCCTGGTTCCTCCTCGCGGTGCTCAGGCAAGCAGACCTACTGGTGTTGACCTGATTGAAGGTGGTCTCCGTTACGACACCGATGCAAATGGATTTGAATTCTATAACGGTGGTGCTTGGTTGCCTCTGGGTGCATACGCTAATGTCGATGCAACTACTGATGTAACTCTTGCTAACAGGCAGCAAGCTTTCTGTAACACCACTGGTGGTGCATTCAATGTTACTCTACCCGCATCTCCTGTTAAGGGCGATAGCGTTAGACTCTTTGATGTTGCTGACACATTTGACACTAATAACCTTACAATCATTAGAAACGGTAACCCAATTATGGGTGACGCTGCTGACATGGTAGTATCTACTGAGGGTGCTGCCTTTGAACTGGTCTTCTATGATGGCACACAAGGTTGGAGAATCATCACCGTCTGATTCTTTTGGGGAGGGCGACCTCCCTTTCTTTTCGTTATGTTTTTGCTAAATACTATTAACGAACACCCCCATTAGATGTATAAGTAATGGCGAATTATCAAAGTTATAAAAAGATTAATGGCAGTGATGCTATTCTACCTGCCACAATCTCATCAACTCAGGCTGTTGGTCTATCTACGGCGGTTGCTCACCAACTTTATGTGTATGAAGATACCTGCTATGCCGTCTCCCCAGGATGTTGCCTTCTCTGGACAGTACCCGGAAATACTCAGTCTGTCAGATTTGAGTTGACAGCTGCTGGAGGATCTGGATCTCCCGGTCTTTGCTGTAGTAGCGGTCCTGGTGGTGGATCTGGGGCTTATGCAGTGAGAACTGTGTTTGCTCATTGTGGGCACTTTACTCCTGGATCTAGTCGATATACTATTTGTGCCGGTGGTAATAGTTGTTCTTGCTGTGGTTATTCTCACGCTTATAACTGTTGTGGTACTAAAGGATGTACTTCTTTCGTAACACCATTTGACAATGGTGCGGGGGGAATGAGTAACTTCTGCGCTGAAGGTGGGTCATGGGGTCACCACCGTTGTACTCAAAACTGTTACGGTTGTTCTCACATGCAACAGTGTGGTGGTGTTTGTATTGTAACTACTGCAATACCAGGATGTATTGGCGATAGAGATCGCTCATATGGTATCAACGGTGTTAACGGTATGAGAATGAACACCAGTTACTGTCGTGGTGACCACCGTGCGCTTGCTGGACCTGCCGTTGGTCCTTATGCAACTTGGGGTGGAATGTTTGATGATAACTGCTCTGCTGGTACTGGTCACGGATGCTGTAGAGGACACGCTCTGTTCCCTGGCGGTGGTGGATCATCCGCTCATACTGATGGCGGATGCTGTTGGGGTGGATATGGTGGCAGTGGGTTGGTCGTCGTATCTTTCTGGCAATAATTAAAGGAGAAATTAACCATGTCTAAAATTACCAAAACTTTTTTATTCCCAGTTCCAGAACAATACTGCGGTGATGTTCAGGATGATACTGAAGTAGGAATTGCTACTTACATCGGACCTAGATATCTTAGGACAAGATGGCCTATGCCTGATTCAAATGGGTTTATCTCTGATGATTGGACTCAAGGTTGCTGGGGTGTAGATGATCCTAGCGGATTTATGCCTTGTCCTGTAGATTGTGTTGAAGTTATTCTCGACGCTGAAGAATATCCCATGCATGCAGCTATGTTATATGGTGTTGCATATGAACCCGATAGAGTTGAGGTTCAAGTAGGACCAGATTCTGAACCTAATGCTGACATTTGTGATCCACTTAGCCTCTATGAATCTATCATTCCTCGCTCTTGTGGATATGATGTAGTCAATAGTGTATGGAAGACTCCTCAATTCAGACCTGATTTTGCTGCTGCTATTACAGTTCCAGATGGAGAAACTGAAAGATTCTCATGGACTGTAGTAAGAGACTTGAGAAATAGTATGCTTTCTGAATGTGATCATCGGGTATCAGCTTCTGATATTCCCGACTCTGTTAAGCAACCCTGGTTAGATTATCGACAAAAACTTAGAGATCTTCCCGCAAGTTGGTCTGATGTTGGAAATTCAACCTACTTAATTCAATGGCCATTTGACCCTGAAGCAGCAGTTAATGTCCAAAATTCTGCCAAGCAAAAAGCAATTGATGATCTTGAGGGAATGGCAGGTCCTCAAAGAATTACTAATGATGACTAATTGAAAATTGACTTTTTAATTCCATAGATTCGGGAAAAAAACTCCCAGAATTTTTTGACTCCTCAAGTTTTTTATAATGAACACATCACAAGTCCCTAAGTACATCGCCTGTCGGCCAATTACTTGGGGACCTTTTTTATTGCAAACTTCTTTAGAAGAATATATTTTAGATGGTCTTTTAGAAAGAGCTTTTAAAATTAGAAATAATCCTATGTATAATGCCGAGCATCAGCTTGCTGCAGATATGCATGATGAATGGAATTATCCTCTAATGGATACTTTATGGTTTAATGGTGAGTTAAAACCATATGTCGATCTTTATCTTGATGGACTATCTCATCATATTGAGCGGAGAGTTTGTCCTGACTATGAACTTGATAATTTGTGGATAAATTATCAACATAATCATGATTATAATCCTATCCATAATCATAGAGGTGATTTAAGTTTTATTTTATATTTAAATTTTCCAGAAGAAATATTGACAGAGAAAGAAAGATATAATATGATAGGTACTGGACCTTTACCGGGATCTATTGTGTTTATACATGGAGAATCTACTCGTATGAATGATTGTAGAAAGTTTTTTGTGCCAAAAAGAGGAGACCTATATATTTTTCCATCAAGTTTAATGCATACAGTAATTCCTTTTAAAACACCTGATGTTGAAAGAATATCTGTAGCCGGAAATATTACTTTTAAATAAAATGTTGGAATTAAATGTGGTATAATATCATTACTAGTTACTAACTAAATAAAATTGTTGAACAAAATAGCATGAGATCAAAAGCATTCTTTATCAATGGTGGTGCTGGTAGAGTAATTAGTTCCATCCCTGCATTTGAAAAATACGCAGAAACTCACGATGATTTTATTATCGTATGTGAAGGTGGAATGAATTTCTTTAAAGGTCATCCTATTCTGCACAAATATTCCTTTGATAATTGGCATAAAAATCTTTTTGAAGATTATATCAAACCTAGAGATTGTGTAACTCCAGAACCATATCGTCAGTGGCACTATTACAATCAGCAGTGTAATATTGCTCAAGCATTTGATATGGAAATCAATGGTCTTACAGAACCAAGAGAACTTCCTACACCAAAAATTAAACTCTCTAAATCTGAAGCTATTAGTGCTATCAACATTGTAGAAGAAATTAAAGCAAAGACTGGTAAAGAAAAGACTATTGTTATTCAACCCTTCGGTAGAACCGCTGAGGTTAGAGGAGACTATATTATTGATCCTAGTTCTAGGAGTTTCCATCAAAGTTATATTGTAGATATCATCAATAATCTTAGAGAAGATTATGGTGTCATTATCATGTCCGAATTTCAGTTTCCTGTTGATGTGGATGAAAGTAAAATTCCATGTGCTTGGCCTCAGGGAGATATTCGTACATGGGCAGGTATTATTGAATGTGCCGATCACTTCTTAGGATGTGATTCAGTTGGTCAACATATTGCTAAGTCTGTAGGCACTACAGTCACTGCTGTAATTGGTTCTACTTATCCAGAGAATATTTCTTATCCTGGTGATAAAGATTTTGATATACTTGATCTTGGAGAAAATAAGAGAACATTCTCTCCTATCAGACTAACCATGGAGGATTATCAAGATCTAATGAATGATGAATGTATGGAAATGAGTAAGGAAGATATTAAAAGGGTTATTACTTCTTGTAGGAAGAGACTGGGAAAGTCTAAACCTTACTCTGGAACTGCATCTCCAGAAACTCCAAGTAATAATTCTTGCTGTGAACCTAACAAAGGATTTGGACAATGACACAATGGATTGCTGGCATCACCCGTGGACATAACGCTGGTGTTTGTTTACTAAAGGATGGTGAAGTTGTCTTTGCCATTGAAGAAGAAAGACTTTCTCGTAAAAAGTATGATGGGGCACCCTTACTTTCCATTTTAAAAATCAAAGAGTATACTGATAAATTAGATTATCTAGTAGTAGCACACACACAGTTGATGAAAAACAGTGCTTCTAAACTGGATTATTGTGGGGAGGATCCATACACTTCTTTCGCTAGAAAATTAGGATTGATTTCTAGCGAAGCAAATTATGATCCTGAACAACAAACTCACCCCCAAGTTATTGATGTAGGTAATATTCACCATAAGCTTCATGCAACCTGTGCGTTTTATCGTTCGGGATTTGATAAAGCAGTATCTGTAGTTGTTGATGGTGCTGGCACCTTTTACGATCATGTTATGAATGGTCGTCAAATGATGCTTTATGAAACCGAAAGTGTTTTCCAATGTTCTTACCCTGCAAAAATTGAGGCGAGGTACAGGCATTTTGGTGGTAATGGACTAAGACCACTTCTTGTTGATCCAGCATTTAAAAATAATCAGTTTGACCACTCTGATGATTCGGAATGTATCCTGATTGCAGATTCCTCTGCTGGAATTGTAAAAGCATACGAAGCTGTAACTCAGTACAATGGCTTTGATTCTATTGAAGCAGGTAAAACTATGGGACTTTTCCCTTATGGTAGTGAGAATGAAAATATCCCAGAAATTTTTCGTGAAAATAATGAGTTTGTCCCTCACTATAGACCTGTAAATCAGTCATTAATTACTCCAACTTATCCAAATGGTGCTATTGTAAATGACCAACTCAACAGAGAGTTGTCTACTCCTGTTGATGTGTCATTCAAAGACTTGGTTAGACTACAGAATCGTAAGGATCTCTCCTATAAGATTCAAAAAGATTCTCAAGAACAAGTTTTAGATTTGATCAGATTTTCTGTTAATCTTACTGGAATTAAAAATGTCGCTATTTCTGGTGGATATGGTCTTAACTGTGTTGCCAACTATTATTACTTAGAGCAACTCAAGGATGAAGGAATTGCCATTTATGTTGAACCAGTAAGTAATGATGCAGGAACTGCTATTGGAGCAGCTTTGTTCTGGCATCATTATGCTAATAATGATATCGAAGTTAAACCATATGCCGAAAGTTTGTATCTGGGACCTGAGCATCATTATAATGCCAGTGATATCATTGAGACTACAGAAAAGTATGGTGGGGAAGTATCCGAAGGTTCTAATCAAGATGTAATTGATCTCATTACTACAAAGAACATTGTTGCTATGTTCCAAGGTAGATCTGAATCTGGTCCTCGTGCTCTTGGTAACCGTTCTATCCTTTATGATCCCCGTGATCCTGACGGTAAAGATTTTGTAAATACAATCAAACATCGTGAGTTCTTCCGTCCCTTCGCGGGTTCAATTCTCAAAGAACATGTTGATGAATGGTTTGATCTGCGTGGTTTGGAAGAGACTCCTCACATGATGTATGCAGTCAACTGTCAACCTGGAGTGGACGAAAAAATTCCCTCTATTATTCATGTTGATAAAACATGTCGTATTCAAACTGTCACACCAGAGCAGAATAAAAACTATTACGATCTGATCAATACTTTTTATGAGAAGACTGGTGTTCCTATTCTGTTCAATACATCTTTCAATCTTGGTGGAGAACCTCTTGTAGAAACTCTTGATGATGCTCTTCGGACCCTTGCAAATTCTGACATCGAGTATCTATATCTTCCCGAATATGGTAAGATTGTAAAAGTTTCTAATGACTAAAGTATTTGTCAATGGGACATTTGATGTTCTTCATCGTGGGCACCTTGCACTTTTAGATTATGCCCAGTCCCAAGGTGATGAAGTTGCTGTCGCTATTGACACTGACTCTAGAGTTAGAGAGATGAAAGGTGAATCTAGACCTGTTAATTCGTGTCTAGATAGACAAGTAATGTTACTGGCACTTAAGTCTGTAGATAAAGTTTTCTCTTTCTCTAGTGATGAAGAACTAGAGAACTTGATAAAAACATATGAACCTGATATAATGATAGTGGGATCAGATTGGAAAGATAAAACAGTTATCGGATCCATGTATGCCGCTGAGTTGAAATTCTTTGATCGTTTAGAAAATTATGCAACTAGCAAAACAATACAAAGTATTATTGATCGGGGATAATTGTACCGATGAGTGGGTCTATGGGGACTGTGATCGTCTGAGTCCAGAAGCACCTGTACCTGTTCTTGTTGAAACTGGTACAGATACTGCTTCCGGTATGGCAGGTAATGTTAAGCAGAATCTAGAATCACTCGGCATCACTGTAACTTTTATATGTAATACGGAGTTGCTAAAGAAGACACGATATATTGATCAGAAGAGTGGTCAGCAAATCGTCCGAGTAGACTCTGAATCTAATGTAAAACCATTGCATCCATCTCAGTTGCAAATGGCACTGATGCATGATACTTATGATGCAATTATAATCTCCGATTACAATAAAGGATTTCTACCTGATACTGAGACCATTAGTTATATTGCCGGTAGGTATCCGAGTACAAAGATATTTGTTGACACGAAGAAAACTAAACTACCTACTCAGTTTAGTAATGTTATCTACAAAATAAATCAGAGGGAGTTTGAACAATTAAATTCTAGTGACATTCCTAACGGGGAAAATATGATTGTTACTCTTGGTGCTGATGGTGCCTTGTGGAACAAGAAAAAGTTTCCTTGCAAAGATCTTGTAAGAACTTTTGATGTTACTGGAGCAGGAGATACTTTTCTTGCTGCTCTGGTATTTTATTATATTCAGCTCCCTGTTATGGAAGAGTCTATTTCTTTTGCTAACAAGGCAGCAGCAGTTGCAGTACAGAATCCTGGTACATATACTATCAGGATGGATGATGTTGATAGGATTTTGGGACTATGAGTAAATTGTTTGACCATCAAACCAAAGTTTTGATTCTACCTGATAATGTTAAACATATCTTATCGATGAACATTGCTCACGATGCTTCGGTATGTTATCTTGTCGATGGTAAAGTTCAATGGATGATAGAAGAAGAAAGACTGACCCATAGAAAACATGATTCATATCCTCTCATGTCTATCTTGACAGGGAATGGAATTGTATCTAACGATTCCTTGATTGCCTATACTACCATTGAAATTCCTCTGGAAAAGAAAATGGTAGATGATTCTATTGATATTTGTCTTCTTGTTGCTTCTAAAGTGATGAGAAAAAACAAATATAAATGTAAGTCGTTTGAAAACCAACACCATTTGTCTCATGCTTCTATTGGTTTTTATAATTCTGGATTCAAAGAAGCTGCCGTAGTAGTTGTTGATGGCGCTGGAGCTATCAATAAGGGTGGTCATGAAGTTGAAAGCATTTATAAAGCTTCTTATCCACATAACTTTGAACTACTACATCAAAGATATGTCCCAGTGTTCATTGAAACTGATGAGAAGGTTGAAAATCCAACCACGGGAATTGGTATGGCGTATGCTGCAGCTAGTGAGTACATTGGATTTGACTATACTGCATCTGGAAAGACGATGGGTCTTGCTCCATATGGAAAAGATAATGACAATATAAAACCATTTGTAATTGATGGTGAAGTGAATGAGGATATATTCGTTCGTATAATGAACGGTGTTCTCATTGATTATTATGATTACATTGCTCCAAGTGGAAAGATTGATCTATTTAAGATGTATAATGATGGGGTAAAGAGATGTATACGAGAGGAAGATGATTCGGTTAGGGCTGGTCCTGCTCTGACGGCACCAGATCAAGTTGAGGATCCGAGAGTTAAATTCTCTGTTAATTGTGATCTTTCATATAAGATGCAAAAAGACTTTGAGTCTTACATGATTTCTCTCATCAAAAAAGCAGTTGAAATTACTGGATGTAAAAATGTTGTGCTGTCTGGTGGATGTGCTTTAAATTGTGTAGCTAACTACGAATACTTAAAATACTTACCCGAGGGTGGTAAATTATTTGTTGAACCAATTTGCTATGATGCTGGTCTCTCTGCTGGGCAAGCAATGCTTGAGTGGAGAGAACAAACTAAGTCAACCGAGATCAAACCTTTGAAGAGTCTCTACCTCGGTCCACCAACTAATCATATAATCCCGGAGAGTTCATACTTTGTTACAGGAGTTGGACCAGTTGTTGATAGGATCATGGAAGGCAATCCAGTAGCAATCTTCCAGGGGAGATCGGAACAAGGACCTCGTGCTCTTGGAAATAGATCCTTACTTTTTGATCCTAGAAATCCAAAAGCACAATTTATTATGAATAAAAAGAAAGGTCGTGAACTGTGGAGACCTTTTGCTGCATCAGTATTGTTGGACCATGTTAATGACTGGTTTGATATGCGTGGACTTGAAGAAAGTCCTTTCATGATGTTCGCTGTCAATGCTCGTGAGAAAAATTGGGATAAAATTCCTGGAGTTCTTCATGTTGATAATACATGTAGAATTCAAACAGTTTCTAAAGACCAGAACGAAAATTATTATAAATTGATAGAAGAGTTTTACAATAGAACTGGCATACCGATGCTCCTTAATACTTCTTTTAATCTTGGGGGAGATACGATTTGTGAGACAGTTCAAGATGCTGTTGATACTTTGAAAAGATCTGAACTAGAGTATGTTTATTTCCCAGAATGTTCTAAAATGTTGTACATCCCAGAGAATTCTAACCGTGGTAAACGGGGAAAAATTAATTATAGTTTAGTTGATGATTCCGAATGAGATATACTGTTGATATTGATGGTACTATTTGTTTTCCTGGAC